TCGGGCAGCACGGTGAACACCTGGGAGCCCGCGTTGCCGGTGGCTCCGACGTTGCTCTTGCGGGTGATGACCGTGTTGGTGCCGCCGTCCGACCATGCGGCTGCCTGGCCCTGGAGCGTGCTGCCTGAGACCACCACGTTGGAGCTGGTGTCGATCTCGATGCCGTTGGCCGGGTAGGTCACCGCACTGTTGACACCCACCTCAACGTTGACCCCGGAGATGGTGATCGGAACTGTGCTGCCGGTGATCTTGATGCCGTTGTTGTTGGTGCCACCGAGACCGTCACCATGGAACTTGCCGCCCGAGATGACGAGCCCACCGCCGTCTGTGGATTGCCCGGTGGCCGCGTGAATGCGGAAGCCCTCTGAGAAGTTCTTGTCTGTGGTGCAGCCGTTGAACACGACAGAGCCAGCTGAACCGGTGAGGTCAAAGCCACGGCCCGCGCTCGACCACTCGGCCCGGCAGGCGTTGAACACGCAGTTCGAGTTGTTCTGGAGCGCGTAGTTGTTCGCGACGCTGGCGAAGGCCAAGCAGTTCGTGAGCGTGGTGTCCGTGAAGTTGATCATGTTGAAACCGGTGTTGGTGGCGAGGTTCGTCGTCACCCGGTTCCAACGCTGATGGTAGGGGAACGTTGCTGTGATGCCTGACTCGGCCTGGCTGATCGCGTGCACACCGTTGTGAGGGGCTGAGGCGATGTAGACGTCTTCCAGGTGGGTGTCGTACACTGGCCCCTGGTAGAAGATGCCGTTGAGGTTGGCGTTGCTGTTCTGGGAGCCGTCGATGTAGAAGTTCCGCAGCCCACTTGACTGAGCGGTCACCGACCAGCCGCCAGGCGTCTTCGACAGGAACGAGATGATGCCAGTCGATGAGCTCGGGGCCCAGCTCGCAGCCGCGATGATGCGGGGCACAGTGGTTGGTAGGGTGCCGAGGTTCAGTGTGATCTGCGTCTGGCCGACCATCATGACGAACGGGGGCACGCTGATGGTCGAAGACACCAGGTACTTCGCAGTGGGGAAGAACAGCGTGCCGCCCCCAGCAGTGTTCAGAGCCGCCAGGGCAGCGTTGATTGCCGCTGTGTCGTCTGTGACACCGTCCCCAACGGCCCCGTAGTCCTGCGGTGTGACGTAACCTACGAGAAACGGCATGGCTAGTTGACTCCCGTGAGGAACCCGTTAGTGTACGTAAGGTTCCGTGTGTTCTGAAGATTGCCTGGCGTGGTCTGCCCGACCGTGAATTCAGTGATCTGACTCAGCAACCCCTGGCTATTATAGCTCACCTGGATTGTTCGCGCCCCATTGTCCTCAATGATGAACTGGAGCTGACCAGCGCCTGTCAGGTCGGTGACCTGGAACATGAGGCTGTAGTTCTGAAGAGTCCAAGTGACACCATCAGGAGAGGTGGCAGCCCCTGTCGGCTGGTTGGACTGCTGCCAGACGTAGTAGTTGCCGCTGGTCCCCACCATCTCCACCACAATGTGGTAGAAGGCGTTGGGTGTCAGGCCGGTCACAGAGATCGGTACCGTCAGCCAGAAGGGGGCCGAGTAGACAGCTGTCTCGCTGACCGTGGCTGTGGCCAGCGCGGGCCCTGTGGGAAGACCACCAGCATCTGCGTAGATCTGAACGGTCAACGGGCTGATTGTCTGGGTGACCGGGGAACCGCCCACCGTGGACAACTGAATGTTGACGCCGCCGATGGTGCTCTGGGTAGCTCCTGTGGCGAAGATCTGGGACAGCCACTGGGAGGTGGTCGACTGGTAGGTTGCGATTCCCACAGCGTTCTGGCTCTGGATGGTGCCACCTGAGCGCAGGAATGTGACCGAGTGGGAGCCCAGAAACTGGTTGATCATACCAGCGTTGGCCCCTTGGCCAGCAACCGCAGCCCGCCAGTTCTGAGTCGCGTTCACAGGCTACACCCCGGCCAGCTGGAAAGTCGCCTGCAAGATCATTGTATTGGGGTTCGACACTGTGACAGTGGGCGTGAACACCCAATGGTCGAGCAGGGTTCCGGCTGTGGCGACCGTGGAGCCGTTGGCCGACCCGTTGGCAAAGACCCCGGCCTCACCCACCGTGTAACTGGTAGCCGGTGTGGCGAAGTAGAACGTCCAGATGACCTGCGCGTTGATCGTGGGCGTCGCCGGTGTGGAACTGCCAGCCCCCACTGTGACACGGGCCAGCTCTGCTGTCAACAGGGTGTCAGCCGCTGTGGCGGGGGTGGTTCCCGAGCCGATGGCCCCATAGAGAGGAGTCAGATAGGTGGCTGAGGGAATGCCCAGTGAGGCCGCCTGATCCTGCACACCGGACCACACCAGAGCGTTGACGAGGGCTGTGAGACCCGCCGTGCACATGGTGTTGTCGCCCTCGCGCTTGTCGACCACATTGCCATCTGGGTCGACCACTGTCAAAGACAAACGACCGTTGATGGCCAGCAGCCCCGACGCTTCCAGCTTTGTCGAGTCTACGCCCATACTGACATTCCCCATGTTCCTGCGTCCCAGTTGGGATTCGACGTGACTGTGGCGGTGACCTTGTCAGACATGATCGCCTGCTCGTTGGTCGGGTTGAAGAACCCCTGAAGAGGGACGATCGAGCCCTGCGTCTGGTCGGTGTTCTGGTTGAGCTGCCCCAGAATATCCTGGAGTGTGTACGGACGGACTGTTCCCGCCACGTCTGCCTCCTAGATCCTGATGGCCTTGATCTGACACTGCCGGTAACCACCCTGGATGAACTGGATCGAGTTGCCGATCACGATGAAGGTGGCGTTCGTGAGGCCCCAGCTGTAGTTGTTCCGATCGTCTGGCACCAGCGAATTGGTCAGAGTGAACGTCTGACCTGCTCGAATCCACCCCAGCCAGTCAGGTGACGTTGTGAAGGTGAAGCGGTCGACCACGGTCGCGTATTCCTGCTGCTGGCGGAATGCGATGGCCTGAGCCATGTTGACGGTGGTCAGGGATGTGTCGGAGATGTATTCAGCGAAAACGCCGTGGTTGGGGCCAGTGTAGAGCTGTTGACTGGCGATGTCGTTGGCCTGGGCGATGATCGGAATCTGGTAATCGTACCAGATCTTGATGGTGCCACCCGAAGGCACGTGGCCGACTGGCGCATTCAGGAACCAGGCTCCGATTGCGTTCTGGGCCACGATCCATGTTGGGGTGGTGTCGCCTGGGGCCGGGGTGAACGAACCACCCGCCTGAACGACCGCCACGGCCTGCTGCACTGTGCCCAGCTTGACGACGGGTGTTCCTGACACAGTATACCGCAATGGGTAGGCCAGCGAGCCCGCGTTGAAGGTGTCGGTGGGCTTGTCGATCTTGGCGTTGCCATACTTGACGATCTGAGTAGCGCCCTGAACCAGGATGCGGTTTCGAACGCTCGCGCCATCCCACTCGTAGCTGAACGAGTTGTTGAAGAGCATGTGCCCTTCGGTCAGGTTGGGCGTAGACGAAGCAGAGTAACTCAGACTTGTCGTGAAATTGACTCCAGACTTCTGCGCCGTGGTCTGATCGAAGAAGTGGAGGTTCAAATTTTCGTCTACGAACCATCCATAGGGAGTCACCAACGAGGCCAGCTTGGCCAGCTTGCGCCAGGCGTCGCTGAGCGTCGAATAGTTCAGCACGAAGGACTGGATCAGGGGCGCAGTGGTGACAAAGCCGGGCTGACCACCAGTGGACTTACCAGTCTGAATGGCCTTGATGCCGCAGTTGGCCTGCTGAGTCAGACTGACGATGATCTCGTCGATGGTCTTGCCGATGAAGGTGCCCTGCACGATGGCGTTGTCGGCGTAGAACGTGTAGTCTGTGCAACTCAGGGTCCACTCGTTGCGGTTGATCTCCGAGTTGAGCTGAACATCTGTGACGACGCCCGCGAACAGGTTCTGGTTGGCCGTGTGGTCGAAGAACTGGATCTGGCTGAGAGCCTTGATCACGAAGTTGGGGGTAGTCCGGCCCGAGTAGTCGTCCACGACCACGAACGAGGCCGTGTCGCCCTGACGACCGAAATTCTGTGTGATAGAGGGCGCGGTTGAGCCACCCCATGCCAGGTTGTTCGAGAAGTCGGTCTGCGAGCCACCTGGCGGGGTGATCTTGAATGAGATGTTCGGTACGGGGATGATCGACATCGACTAGTGGAACCTCACTCCGGCCTGCGGTAGGATCTTGGTGGCGATGGCACTGCCCAGCTTGTTGGTCAGGTCCTCCATACCGCGATCACCCGCCACCACAGCTCCTCGGAGATCGACGTTCAGATTGATCTGGCCCCCGCCACCCGAGTTGACACCCAGGCCAAGACCGGTACCATAGACAGAGCCAGCCTGGCCCATGCCCTCGACACCGAGGTTGACCGCGCCTCGCACACCGATAGCCTGCGGGAGAGCACCAGCCATCTTCTTGACAGCATCGACAGCCTTCTGCGTGTGGGCGGTGACACCAACAGCAACACCGTGAGGAATCCACTGGCCGACCTGGTTGGCGAATTCCTTTGACGGGGAGCCGATGCCCAGGATACTCTTGGCAGCCTTGAGCGCCCCGTTGGCCAGGTTCTCCAGAGTGCTGAACAACCAGCTGGCAGCGTTCTCGATACCGTTAATGATACCAGTAACAATGTTGTGGCCGATGTCGACAAACCAGGAGGCGACGCCATTGAGCCAGTTCAACACCTTGTTGAAGGCACCCGAGATCGTGTTCCAGACGCCACTGGCAAAGCCGCCCAGCCAGTTCCAGGCGGCCTGAAGAGGCTGAATGATGGCGTCCTTGATGAAGTTCCAAGCAATCTTGGCACCTCGGACCAAGCCATCCCACAGAGCGCTCAGACTACGGACCAGAATGTCCCAGCCCGCCTTGAGCATGCTCCACAGAAACTTCATTGGTGTGATCACGAACAACTGGATCTGAGACCACGCGACCTGAGCGGCCATCTTGATTCCGTCCCAGATGACGCCGAGGAAGTCCTTGATCCCGGTCCACACCACGTTGACAACGTCCGTGATCTCTGAGTGGAAGTGATTCCACATGCCGATCAGAAGGGCGATGGGGGTGGCGAAGATCAACAGAAGCAGCGGCCACCACTTCTTGAAGAAGTCGGAAATGCCGTTCCACACTGTGGTAATCAGACTGACGATGCCGTTCCAGACACCTACGAAGAAGTCAGCCAGCGCCTTGACACCGGTCTTGATTCCGTTCCAGACCGTGTTGACGAAGTCGCGGAACCAGGCAAAGTGGTTGTAGGCGTAGATAATCGCGGCTACCAGGGCGACGATTCCAGCGATGATCATGATCAGCGGGAAGTTGTCCATGGCCACGTTCAAGAGCCACTGTACACCAGCCCAGACCTTGGCCGCACCTGAGGCGATGGTCGACCAGATCTCCCAACCCTTGACCGCCTCCGTCGCTGTCGTGATGACACCTGAAACAGCCGACCAGCTGCTGGCGATCTTCTCACCGATGGCCCAGCCCTTAAGAGCGGCCGAGATCCCGGAAATCATCTCCTTGGTGCCCTTGAACAGGTTGAACAGGCCCAACGTAGTCTTCAGAGCGACACCGACCACACCAAGGCTCAGGCCGACTCCCATAAGGATTTCGGTCAACTTCTGGTGATGCTCGATCAGATTGGCCAGCTCGGTCAACCAGGGCGAAATCATCTTGACGATGGTGACCACGGCCGGAATCAAAGCGGTGCCCAGTTGAATCGTAGCCGCGTTAAAAGCCTGCTTGGCCTGAGCCATCTTGAAGTTGAGGGTCTCCTGAGTGGCAGCCCAGCCCTGAATCTGGCCGTTGGCCTTACCACCCGCTGCTGCGGCCTCGTTGGTGATCTCTGTCCACTTCTGGGAGTGCTGACCGCCCAACAACAGAGCTGTGTTCAGGGAGGTTGAGTCACCGTAGGCACTCTTCAGCAGAGCGTCGAAGTTGGCGAATCCGGGCTTACCGGCCTTGAGCGCGTCGTTGAAGCCACTGGACGCCTTCATCAGGGCCAGGAACTGGGTCGCCTGAATGCCTGACTGGGCCCCCATAGCGCGCGCGGCCTTGGTGTAAGCTGTCTGGCCGATGGCCCCGCTCTGGAACTCCTGAGCCAGGTTACGAGCCTGCGGGGTCATGTTCTGGAGCATGGTCGTCAGGGAGGCGGCAGCGTCCTGAGAATGCTTGAACGTGTCGATGACAACCTGGCCAGACGGCCCCACATGCTGCTCGGCCGTCTTGGTGATCAGGTCGAGGGCAGCGTGGAGACCACCAGGACCTGACATGGCGTCAGCGACATTCTTCTGGGTGATGCCCATCTGGTTCCAGGTCGACAACATGGTGGAAGTCGGACCCGAAATGTGCTGGATCGTGTGCGAAAGATCCTGAGTGGCCTGGTTGGCCGACATACCCTGCTGGGTCATGACCGCCAGAGCACCAGCCACCTGCGGCAGCTTGATGCCCATAGACGAGGCGATCGGCAGCACGGTCGACAGCGAGCTGGCCAGGTTCTGGAAGCTCATACCACCACGCTCGACCGCCACACCAAGGACGTTCGACACCTGTGTGGCGTCACCAGCGCTCTTACCGTAGGCGTTCATGGTGTTGGCCAGAGCCGTTGCCACGGTGCCCAGGTCAGCCATGTGGGCCTTGGCAATTTCGGCCGCAGCCTGAACAGCCTGAGTCGACATCTTCACGTCACCCAAGCGGGAGTTGACGTTGAAGAACGCGGTCGACAAATCCTTGGTCGCAGTGCCTGTGTCGACAGACATCTTCAGCAGACTTGACCGGACACCGTCAATCTGGTTCTGCTGAACGCCTGCGCCAGAGACCAGAACCTGAGTCTGGGCCTGGAAGTCACCAGCCATCTTGACAGAATAGCCCGACGCCATCGCCGTGGCCACACCGACACCGATCATCGCAGTGGCAGAGGTGTCCAGAGCTGTGTGCACAGCGTTGCTGTTGGCTGTGACTTCCTTCGAGGCAGCCGCCTGGCCTAGCTGGGCGTCACGAAGATTACCGGTGGCGATGGTGTTGTCAATCTGGGCCCGACGCAGACGTGCCTGAGCAGCGGCCGTGGTGTCAGTTGCCTTGCCGTTTTCGTCGAGTGAAGCAGCCAGCTCGATTTGAGCGTCTCGCAGAGCCTTGGATGTGTCGTAGGCTTCTGTTTGAGCTGTGGCCAACTTGGCCTCAGCGTTGGACAGACGTTCGGCCGCTGTCGCTCCCTCCAGCAGTCCGGCATCCTGGAGCTTACTGGATTCTGCTGCGGCTGCGCCAGCGGCCTTGAACGCGTCGGCTACCTTACCGATAGACCCGAAGATGTTGCCCAGCATGCCGCTCGCGCGGTCCTCGGCCTCAATGATGGCGAGAACTGTGAGGGCTTCGATGTTGGCCATCTGGTAGGCTATCCTCGGGTGCTAGGGCCGGAACCTCGGTGGTTCTGCTTGGCCTGGTCTGCTGCTTCCTTGCGTTGGATCATCTCGATGAAGAAGCAGTAGTCCTTGATCTCCTGCGCAGGGCGGTCGGCCAATTCTTCCCTACGCAGTCCTAGCCTCTTGAAGAACTCCATCTCCGTGAGGAATGTGCCGAGCGAGGGAACCCCTTCAGCCGTTGCCCCCATGTTGATGACGGCAGAGACCCTACTCACGAAAGTCGATCTGCTCCTCAGAGCTCCGTTCCGGAGTGGAGTTGCGCTCTGAGACCTGCTGCCACAACTCGTTGAAGACGGGGATCGGCAGCCGCTGGACAGACTGCATGCTGATCGGTAGGATCTGTCCGTCCTCGTCGTCCAGGTTCCACTGGTCGATGGAGGCGAATACCATGTGCTTCCGGTAGCTTGCCACGTCAGGGCGAGCCTCAGGAGACCCCGCCACGGTGACCATCTTCATGAGCGCCTTCTCGGCCTGCTCCTGGCCACCCTGCGTGATGTACTTCTTGAGGTCGACCCAGTAACCGCCGTCGAACTCGACCCGGTAAGTGCCGGTGTATGCTGAAAGGAAACCCATGGTACTCGCACCTATGTTTCTATGACTTGGACTTACGGTTGTACTTGTCAAGGGTAATTCTACGGCAAACCCAGCACTTGCGACCACCTGACGGAGTGAAGAAGTACGTTCCCTCCGACTGCCAGTCGTGTCCGTTAATGCAGAGAGGTCGGTTGAACACTTCTTCGGCCTGCCTACGCATGTGCTCTTGGTGAGTGACCGGGTCTAGATGCTCAGGGTTGACGCATTTCCGGTTCTTACACAAGTGATCAAGCTCAAGCTCTGAGATGTCCTCGGTTCGAAGGAGCTCGAAAGAGAACCGGTGAGCTGACACATTCTTGGGATGCAACTTGAAAAGGCCGTATCCCAACCGATTGAGTCCGCTATCCCAGTCCCAACAAGGGGCCAGAGGTTCGCCCGTTATATAGTTGTCATGCGAAGGGCCCTGCTTGTTGACCTTTTGCCAGAAGCGATTGGTCGGATCACCACCGTAAGAACGAGGAGTTCTCCCTGACTGAACACGCTCAGTCATGTACTGAGTCATGTAGTGGCTGCTGCAAAGTCCCTTGGCTTTGACCTTGGATTCACACTTGGAACAGGTGCTAGGGGTTGTCATGGACTGGAGTCCAGCACCTGCTCTAGAAAGGTGTCAATCTAAGATCAGAACGGGAGATATTGCTGGTCAGCGACAAGCGCTGTGATGGTGTTCAGGTTGTTGCCCGTCACCGGCTTGCTCGCCTCGAACGACATGGTCGACAGGATCACGTCTTCCATCTTGATGTCGTTGGCGAACTTGGAGATCGTGATCTGGTTGATCACGATCGTCACAGTCGAACCTGTGGTAGCGTGGACCAGCGACAGGTTGAGCGCCGCGAGGGTACCCTGCGACATCTGCGTGAAGTCGCCGTAGGTCGCGTTGTTGAAGCTCGACCAGACCGCCTCGAACGAACCCGAGACGTGCAGCGTCACCGGGGTGATGAACGCTGGGCCACGGTTGCCCGAGTAGGTGTAGGTCTCCTTGAGACCGTTGTCGATCGTGATGTTGACGTTGCGGATGTCAGCGCGCTGGTTGCCGTTGAAGACCAGGTTGGCCTCAGCGAACACGTACGGCTGCTCATTCAGCACGCTCACCTGGGACGGAGTGTTGAGCACCGTCACAGACTGGCCACTCACATCAGCGGTGATGTCGGCTGCGCTGGAACCCGTAGGCACCTTGACATCGAGCTTGCCGATGCGCATACCAGCGAACTGGAGACTCTGGAAGCCACCGACGTTCTTCTCGATCGTGTAGGACGGCAACGAGGTTGCGTCGAGCACGGTGTGGAGGAACGGAGCCACGACGATCGTTACGATCGCCCCAGAGGCGTGGGCGTAGGTCAGCGCCTGGTCCAGAGTCAGCGTGTTGGTCGACACCAGAGTGACCTTGCGGACCTCGGAGGTGAAACCACCAGTGACGCTGTTGGTGTCGATCTGGATGATTGTACCAGCGACGATGCCTGTGGCCGAGGTGACTGTGACAGTCGTGGCTGTGGCCACAGAAGGCGCACTGAGCGTCGTGGTCGAGGCGGTGACAGCCGGGACACCAGAGGCGTGGGCGAAGAAGAACGCCGAGTCCACGGTGATGACGTTGGTCGACACGTTCGTGATACGACGGGTCTCAGCGTTCAGACCGGTGTCCACCTCGATGAACTGGCCGACAGCGAAACCGGTGGCCGAGGTCAGGGTGACCGTGGTCGCACCAGCGGCAGTCGAGCCGTTGGTCGTGGTGGAAGTCAGGCCAGCTGTGGTAACGTTGACACCGGACGCGTGGTTCTGGGAGATCGCCGAGTCGACGGTGATGTTCAGGCTGGAGATCGAAACGATACGCTTCTGCTCAGCCAGCAGACCGGTGTCGATCGTGATCGTCTGACCAACCGCGAAGCCAGTGGCCGAAGTCACCGGGATTACGGTAGCATTGATCAGAACCGCAGCCGTCGTGGTTGTGGTGACCGGGGCGGTCATGTTCGGGGTGCCCGAAACTCCGAAGCCGACCTGGGCGTCGAAACCGATCGAGCCGAGAAGGAAGGCCACGCCGTTGGTCGGGAACAGAGGACCGTTGATCGCGCCGGTGAACTTCTGCTCACCATACAGGTTGTAGACCTGAAGGGCGCGGTTGTTCTGCATGACGTGCGGGGAGAACCAGCCTACGTCGAACTCTAGGCTGTTGCTCATCATCGGCAGGAAGCTCGTTGCGGTTACCGGAATGCCGAAGGAAGTTTCCTTCGAGAATCCGGTGGCAGACTGAGCACCAGACCGCTCAATGATGTTCGGGAATGGCATATACCTCCAGGGTATAGGCTAGCGGCTGGGCTCTACTGAGCGGCCTTCTTGGTCGGCTTGGCGGCAGGCTCCTCAGGAACCAGCTCGGGTTCTGGGGCAGGAGCGTCCTCGGGAGCCAGCTCGATGTCCGGCCGACGGATGAAGCTCTCAAGCAGATCGTCTGGTACGTGGAACGTCTCGCCCGGCTGCAAAGACACAGGGTGGCTCATGAACGAGATCGGCACACTGCCTGTGTACACAAGCTTTGTCACGGGGTGAACTCTTTCTCTACGCTCTTGCGAAGTCGCTGACGCATGTATGGCATCATGCTGTCCACGGCTTCCTTCACAAAAGGGTTGGCCTTTGTGCCAGGATGGTTGACATAGCGAGCGAACACGTCCCCACCATTCGTGGTCCAGTGTAGCGCACGTGCCTGCCTTGGTTCAATTCTGTGCGGAACAGTTCCATCTTCTACATACTTAGCATATGGAGCCGAGGAGACGAAACGAACCGAGATGCCAGCCTTGCCCTTGGACCGCTGAATGGAGATGGAGTCTCGCAGACGGCCAGCGCCAGGATCAGTGCCGACAGGGGCTCGACGACGGATCTCGGCCATGGCGACAGGGGCGACCTCGTTCTCCCACACCAGGATAGCCCTGGGCATGGAGAAATCGCTCAGGCCGCGCTTGCCTGTGATCTGGACACTGACGCCGTCCGGCATTAGCCCTGCACCATCTCCGTGATGCTGGCACTGATCCGGGCGGTGTAGAAAAGCATCCGCAGGGTGTTGGGAGTTCGTTCAGGAAGCATCTCGAAATCCCATTCCTCACCGATCGAGGTGATTTCTGAGACCACCCCAGTAATCGAGTCCGTGATGAAGGTGTTGAGCGGTGTCGTCCAGAGCTTTGTCATGACCGCGTCAACGATGATAGGGAACTCGGAGTCGGTGGTGGTGGTGTTCGGGACAGTCTCGTAGGCGAAGTAGATGTCAACTGTCCAGTTGATTTCCTTGAACCCGGACCGGCCGTCAACCAGCTGGCCAGAGATGTTGCGGGGCATCGTCTGACGGTGGCCACGAGCTCGACCGCCCCACACATACGTCTTCGGCCGGTCAAGGTCTTCGTACGCGGGTGGTGTGATGTAGCACTCGATGGCCGGAATACCGGCTAGAGGCACCTCAAGGTTGTTGAGCAGGCCAGCCACGTACTGCTGCACGCTATTGAGAGGCAAAGCTACCCCCACCGGCCCTTTGGAGCGTTGATGCCGTGCGCAGACGGGTGAGAACCGGTCGAAGTACGACGGCGGTCAGTTGGGCTGTTCACGTCATGCATGCCGTGGGGCAGGTTATCGCGGGCCACGGGGGGCTTGTGACTGAACGACAGCAGACGAGGCGCGTTCACTGTGCGCAGCAAGGTGGCCCTGGCATGCAGAAGACGAGGGGCTACGAGGGTGCCTCGGGGCTTGTTTCGCGGATTCTTGCTCGCCTTGGCCATTAGATCACTCGCCGGTACGGAGCCAGCAGCATGTCTGCCTCCAGCAGTAGATCGTGGACACCCTTACCACCCGTTGTCAAGGAGCCAGGCATGTTCTGAATGGACACGGAAGTGATACCCGCCTCCAGAGCCTGAGCGGTTGCCTGCAACATTGTGGCCCACAAAATTGACCCTGGCAGAGATGATAGCACAAGCCCCTGGCTATGCCCGAATGACAACGGCTGGGACAGCGTCAGAGTTCCTGGGCCAGCGGGGACAGTGCCGATGTTGTTGGGTAGCAACAGGGGGGTGTTGGCCGTGACTCCTGTTACTGTGACGGTCTCTCGGTTGGTGGCGTCATAGATGGTCCCCGCAGCGTTCAGCCAGCCGGTAACGTCGTCTACGTGGAGAGTAGTGTCGCCGACGTTCGCCTGCTGTGTCAGACTTGTATGTGGCCAGCCGTTGGTGTAGCTCACCAGATAGCGGAAACCCTGTCGGCCAGCCGACCAGCCACCATAACCAGGTGCGATCGTGATGGACTGGCCACCGTCACCGGAACCGGTAGGAGCACTCGACTGGTACACACCAAGGGTCGGCCGTTCGATATCGTAAAAGCCAGTTGGAATGGTCTGCCAGTTGGCGGCTGTTCGAGGGTAGGTCGCGGTGGGAATCCACTGTACTGCCAGGATCGAGGTGATCGGCCAGCGGCTCAGGATGATGCGGGTTTCACCAGTTGACGCCCGGTAGTTGGTACGGTAGTTTCCAGGTCCGTTGATCGGCTCATTGTCGACAGTCGAACGCAGAATCTGGTTGCAGTACCCGTCCACAATGGAGGTTGCTCGGGTGCAGATGTTGAGCTGCTCGTCGTACTGCTGTGCGCTCGTTGCCTTGGGAAAAGGAATGATCGACCACGCGATGCCGGTAGGTGCATTGACCAGCATCTCGGGGGTCACATAAGGTGTAAGGGTAGGCAACGTTACCTCTCAGAACGAATACAGCGTGAGCACAGCCACCGGCCGGTCTCGGTAATTCCGACGTGGTCGTTGAAGTTCCGCCATTCTCCGTGCTTGACACAGAACTGGTTTCGGCACTCCATGCAGATTCCGACCGGTGGCTGGCCCCGACGAGGGCACAGACTACAGGTGTGTCGGCCCCTCGCCATCGGTTACTCCTACTTCAGGAGCTTGACAAGCGCGGCCTTGCCTGCACGGTGGTGCGGCTTGAGACCACGCTCTTCGGCCAGCGCGCGCAACTGGTCCTCGTCAAGAGCTTCGAGGTCTGCTAGGCTGGCGCTCTTGTTGGTCTGGTCGGGCTCGATTGTGGCGATCGGCTGAACAGCGAGGTTCAGGCCACACTCAGCGCAGAAGCGAGCGTTGCCAGAGTTGTCGGTGTTGCAGGCAGAGCAGTGCTTGACGTTGCGGTCACGCTTCGGCTCGTTGCCAGAGAACATTTCGGCCAGCTTCGCAATCGCGGCTGGCAGGTCACCGAGGCTGGAGAGCTTGGCCAGCGCCTCTGCTGTCTGGTTCTGCTGGTCCAGTCGGCCCTTGGTCTCCTGGTCAGTACGGTACTCCAGCTCGTCCGGAGTCTCGGGGATACCGCTGATCGTCGGTGACCAGTGGGAGTCCTTACGCAGCACATCCTCGCAGGACGGGCAGTCAAGGCTCCACAGCTTGACAGGGGCACCCTCACGAACGGGTCGGCTGTGCAGATCGCCGCAGCCTCCGTGCTCAGGTGAGATGGTCACCGCAGCGATGTCGCTACGGGCGTGAATGGTCATGCAGGACTCCTAGTTGAAATAGTGTTGGATGCGGTGTAGGGTCAGTCGACAAGCTGGCAGGCATCGCCACATCGAGGGCACTCCTTGTTCCAGCTGTTCCAGATGCGGTTGCAATTTGAGCACCAACGACCCTGACGGGTGCCGAAGCTTATTGCACTCTTGGCCGAGACGAACCCGGTCTCGCCGTACTGGCCCTTGTTGATGGCTGAGGCGTGGCGGTCAGAGACCTCAACCGTTCCGCCCTTGCGGTTGGCTGTGTACTTGGTACCATCGGCACAGTCAAATCCACTGCAACCAGGCGGAAGCTTTACCTTGACAGTCAAAGGACAGGCCCCTTCCAGATACGACGGTCAACCATCAGTATAACCTGCCGATCAAGAAGGGGCCAGCCGAATGCTACTGAGCTGAAGAAATCAGCCAGCTGACGGGGCCTGTGATAGACCCTGTACCACCGATGACGGTCAGCTGAGCGCCTGTAGAGCTGGGGGCCGTGGAGAAGGGAACCGGAGCGCCACCGTTTGGAATGGCGAACCCGTTGCCTGTGGTCACGGTCCCGATGCCGACATACACGGTGACGCCACTGGTGTTTGTGATGACCACCGAGTTGATACCAGGCGGCACAAACACTAGATTCGCAGAGCTAGTGGTTGGCGTGACCTGGCCCATGTCAAGAGCCATTAGGACGCCACCACCTGCCAGCAGATCAGGTAGGTGTGAGCTGTGGTCAGGGCGGGGGCTACGATGCTGAAGCCAGTGGTGGCCAGAGCACCAGCACCTGAGGCCACTGTCAGAATCGGGGAACCGGTGGTGTCAACGATGCTGACAACGACCGAGACAGGCGCAGCGGCCAGCGCGGTTCCGAACGTGATGGATGCGACTGGGCCCGCAGCCGGTGTTCCCGCTGTGGTCAGGACGAAGGAGCCGCCCAGGTCGTGACCTACCAGAGAGGCTACTGAGGAACCAGCGCCAGCGCCAGCGGTGATAGCTGCCGCGACCGGGGCAGAGCCTGTGCCGTTCAGCGTCTTGACTGTGGTCGGCCCCTGGTTGACGAACGGGGTTCCCGGGGTCATGGTGACCGGGCCGTCGAAAACCTGAGCGCTGGTTGTGAGAGTCGTGCCTGGGGGCTGTAGAGTGCCGACAGCAGACATGTGAAAACTCCTGAAGCTAAGAGACGCCCGCTACAACAGAGATGAACGGGGGCGGGGACGAGGCCCCTGAGACTGCGTAGATGGCCATGGGCACCCGGTTGAGGGTGAGCTTGTCTCCCGGCCACAAGGGGAGGCCCTGGGACGCTGTGACACCAGACTGACCGATGTACGCGATGTCCTTGGACTCGTTGATGAGCGTCAGGTTGTCGCGCGAACCGACAGGCTGGTAGATCAGCGTGGCAGAGGTGCCCACCTGAGTAGGCCGCTTGTCTCCGATAGCTGGCATTCTGATGGGCACCTCTTCCGACTACTCGTTGACAGTGAGGGTGGCCAGGCCAACTTCGACAGCGGAAGTGCTAGCCGAGATGCCGTAGATGCGACCAGCAGTCGCGCCCGCAGTCGCAGTGTAGCCCTGAAGGGTAAGCTGGCCACCCACAGGAACGGCTAGCGCCTGAGTGGTGCCTGTGTTGGTGATAGCAGAACCCTGGCCCACATACAGGATGCCGGGCCCCTGGTTGATGATCGTCACGTCCTTGAGAGTCTGTGCGGGGGTGAGGACGTTCACCTTACCGAGCGGACCGAACGCGGTTGCGCTAGTGTTGGAGGGGTCCCAGATCAGTGCCGCTGACGTGGTGATCGCGGTCGTCTGAACCAGGTTGCCTTCGAAGATTGGCACGAGCGTGACCTTTCTTGCTACGAAGAGGCTAGAGAATAGCCGATGTTGCCCCATTGAACAGGGACACCATTGTTGTTGATGGCGTAGATGGACACGAACATGCCCGTAACGTCAGGGCAGAATTGACTGTTCCCTGGTCGAGTCGATCAGATAGTGTCTGAATTTTCGGGTTGGGCACAGTCGCCTACTCTGATAAAAAGGGGGTTGACCGGGGCCAGCGGGTGCGAGACACTGGCCCCGGCGAACGAGGCTAAGCTGGGCTTAGCTGAACGGAGTCACGTCCGAGATCTGGAGGCCCTGGAGGATGCCGCTGTACTGCGGAGCGTGCGCCGTCATGGCACCGTACATGAAGATCGAGTAGCGGAACGTGGCGTCGATCACAGGCCAGGCGATGGACATGTAGTCCTGCACGACCGTCATCTCCCACGCGTTCGCCACGTTGGACCACGTCTGAGGCAGCTGGTAGCTCATCAGCATCGCGGTGCCCTGGGTCAGCCACGGGTGGACGACCAGCTTCAGGACGGAACGGGTGATCGGGTTCTGGAACTCGGAGACCGCCGCGCCAACCCGGACGCCACCGACGTCAGGCTGGTCCAGGAAGAGGCGGTAGTTGGTGGCAGCGCCCTGGCTGATCACGTCGTTGGAGAGGCGCATGATGTCGCCACCCTCACCGACGATCTCGGCCGGGTCCGCACGGAACGCGCCAGGGTTGTTACCCGCGCCCTGAGCCCCGTCCCACAGAGCCTGGAGGGCAGTGTAGAGTACGTTGTAGCTCAGGTGGGTACCAACGCTCTGGTTGACGTAGCCGCCCTGCCAGTTGGCCGGGTAAACGCCAGAAGAGGCGCTCTTACCGGTCAGGGTCGGGATCAGACCCTCCATGCGGTTGTTGTTGCCTGTGCCCGTGTCCGCTGACGGAGGAGTCGCACCAGAGGTCAAAAGCGCGCCCTGGATGGTGAACTTGACACCACCGATTCCGGACTTCTGGAGGAACGCGTTGGAGATGGTCGGCGACGCGTTGGTGCTGACGTAGACGTTGTAGCTCTGGATACCAGCCTGCGGGCCGATCACCAGGTCGACAACCTGACCAGAAGTGGTCGAGATGGTTGAGGACTGCGCCGAAGTGGTCTCGCCATAGAAGTTGGTACCAGTCACGAAGACGGTGAAGTTGGTGTTGGCACCAACCGTGGTCTCGCCGGAACCTGCGGTACGGGCGGTCAGACTGACGATGGTCGGAGCGGCCAGCGTGGTGCTGGAGCCCGCGATCATCTGGTACTCCTCGCCCAGCATGAACTGCTGGAGAAGGATCAGGTTGGCCAGCGCCGAGATGTCCTCGAAGCCCTGTCCCGCGAACTGGGCCAGCCAGCTCAGAGACTCGGTCATACCGAAGAACTTGTACGGCACGTTGAGGGTGACCTGGCTCTGAGAACCGGCCGGTGGCAGGTTGAGAGGCCAGTTGGTTGTGCTCATGGCCGCGTTCTGCTGGACCAGCTCAGGCACGGAGATGTCGACCACGCCCTGGCCACCGGTCTGAGAACCGGAGATACCAGTGAAGACCTTCTCGATGCGGCTGGTACCCTGGCCCTGAGGACGCGGCAGCTTGTTGCGGAAGACCGTGTACATCGGGTAGATGAGACGGCTCGGGGCCAGCAGGTCGAACGGCACGAGACCGTAGATCGAACCGATGCCCAGGTTGCCCGCAGTGAAGCTCTTGACAGCGTCGCCGCCACCAGGCAGACTACCGACCAGCTGCTGGACCTGCTCGCCAATGGACGGGGCGGACAGCGCTGCGTTCAGGTAACCGAACTGGTTGAGGAAGCCCTGGTTGAGGCCCTTGGTGACCGACTGGCGGTCAGAGTAGCCTCGGTAGGTCGAAGTGCGCAGGTCCATGGTGGCCTGAGCGGACTTCTGAAGGATCTGAGTTGAGTCACTCAGGGGGGTGTTGCCACCGGGAGTTGCGTAGCCCGCGCCCTTGACCATGTAGGCCATACGGGACTTGAGCATGTCACCCGTGTTGCTGTACTTTCCAGCGTCGCGAGCTGCGTCGTTGAGGACGGAGCCCGAGATGCCCGCTGGGCCGATGTTCTCGGCGTTCAGAGTCTCCATAGTATGGAGGCATCCCTTCGCTTAGGAGGATGTGGTTAGGGGCCTAAACCCCGAGGTAGGGTTACAGTCCCCGCATCTTCATGAGAGACGACCAGGCAGCCTCCCGCTGCGCAGGGTCGGGGCTGTTGCGGAACTGAGTTTCCAGCTCACGCATCATCATCAGCTGGGTCTGCTCCGCAGTCTCAGCGACCGAGCGCGCCGTTGGGGACGCGCCCTTGTGGATCGGGTGGGTGAGAGCTACACCCTTGAACGCTGCCACGTTCGGGTCAGGCAGTGCCGCCATGGAATCGACGGTGGCCTGAAGCTGCTCGTTGCGCTTACGCTCTGCCTTGAGGGACTTGGTCAGAGTCTTCAGCTCCGCTGAGAACTCGTCCTTCATGCCCTGGAGCAGTGCGGCGATGTCGACCGGGGCAGCCTCGACTGGGGCAGCAGCCTTGGCGACCTCGGGCTCCTCGCTCTTGCTTGCGCGATTCCCTACCGGCTGTGGTACGGTGGTGTCACCAGCAGGGACGTGGCCGAGAGACTCGGTTCCGCCCGGTGAACCCATCGGGCACAGGTCCGGGAAGGTGTGTGAGATGTGGTCGTGGATGGCGTTCATCGCGGACTTCGCAGCGTCGCGGGAAGCGCCAGAGAAGTCGATCGTCTCGATGCGGCCAGTGGCCTTCGGGTAGGCGATCGAGTCGTTGGCCTTGCTGGAGTTCGAAGGAGACTCGTCAGCGTGACCGCTTGACAGGTAGCCGCCTGAGAACTGGCTGGCAGCAATGCCGCCGTCAGGGACGTCAGCCGTGTTCGGGCTCTCCTGGCCGCTGGACGGACGACCGTGGCCAGCTGTGATCAGGGGGCGCTTGAACTGGCCAGCGCGGATCTGGGTGGGAACCGGAGCGGTGCCAGGGCCGATCTGGGCGTCCTTGAACGCCTTGTGGGCCTCGTGGCGGATCTCCAGAACCTCGGTCGGGTTGTCGATCGCGCGGCTCTTCACGGCCTCGGCAGCCTGCCAGCGGTTGCTCGCGGCGACAGCCTCGTCCAGTGGAGCGCCAGCCGCAGCGTTCAGCGCCTCGGTCTGCCAGTAAACGGTGTCCATCGACTTCAGTGAGTGCGACGGGTGGCACTTCTCGGCGTCGTCGGGGTGAAAGCCGGGGCACAGCAGGTCGTGAAGGGCACCGAGGTCAGCCGGAACGTTCATGCCCTTGAGGAGCATGGCGGTCTGAGTGGCGTGGTCGAAGCTCTTGCTGGTCTGCGTTGAAGGAAGCCCATCAACGGACTGCGCCTCAGCCGGAACCGGGATCTTGCCGTTCTTCTTCGGCTTCTTCTCGTAGACACCTGTGGCAGGGTCCAGAGACTTGGGCTTCGGCTGCTTCTTCTTCGGCTTCTTGGCCTCGGTCACAGAGTCGACCGGGTCGGACTCCTTCGGCTCGCCCACAGAAGTGGTGGCCCCTGACGGAACGTCAGCCTTGGTGGCGTCCTGGCCGTCGTGCTGAGCACCAGCGTGCTGCTGCATAGGAACCTCGACGTGGAGCATACCGTCAGACGCCACGTTGGGTCCTCCGTTGTTCTGGTCGCCCTTGTCCACGGGAGAGCCGCAGCCAGGGCAGAAGTTCATGTGGTCGTCCATCTCATACCCACATGGGCAGTTGCACTTGCCGATAGCGGCTGGCTCCTGACCGGGCTGAGGTGGGGCCTGGTGGGCCTGAGGCTGGCTCATGTCGCCCTGACCTGAACCCGGAGCCGGGTGAGCTGGCCCAGGAGCGGGAGCAGCGTGCTGAGGCATCTGGCCGGGGGCTGGAGCCGCAGGAGCGGGAGCGTGGCCGACAGGAGCGGCCGGGTGAGGTGCGCCAGCAGGTGGCATGGCACCGGGAGTCGGAGGAGACTGGGGCGGATTGGCCTGCATGGCGTACTTGTCCACCTTGCTGCCCTTCTCACTCGTCCAGCTCTCAGGAAGTTCGGCCACGAAGGACGGACCCTTTCGACGGGCGATCCGAATGATGTTCCGCTTCAGCTTCTCGCTGGAGTAGTTGGACGAACCAGCGCGGCCAATAGAGGAGGCAGCATCGGAAACATCGCCCGGAGTCACGATGGGGAATGAACGGTCGCGACCCGCGAAGTCAGAAGCTGGGAGCTTGTCGCGGTCGACGCCGCCACCGACATCCGGGTCCATGTTGCGCTTCTCGGCAGCCTGACGGTGCGCGAGCAGCTTGGCCAGGTCGGCAGGAGAGAAGGTTCCGGCAGCCTTCTTGACAGTGTCATCGCTGACACCCTCGTGGAAAACCCCGGTCAGCTGGGCCTTGTTGGAGCCAGCAGCCTTGGTGGCAAGTTCCAGGTAGCTGTTCTTGTTGGCCGGACGGTCAACAATGGACAGCTCGGACAGCTCACCGCCACAAATAATGCCACCAGGCGCACGACCGGATGGGTCACGCTTGATAACAGGCTGGGAGATGCCTACACTATAGGCACGGAGAATGCCCTTCTCGACCAGCCGCTGGGCAACAGGGTCCACAACGACAGACTTGACCCAGTGCTGGCCATTGCCGTCACGGTCGAGCTCTACGCTGAGGCCCTTGCCGACGGGGCGCTGTGGGTCGTGGCTCATCCGGACGTTTCCGCCCGTGCTCAGCCAGTCTGCCAGAGCCTTGCCTGACCACTCCGGGTCTACGATCTGACGGTCGCTGTCGACGGTTCCGTCTGTGGCAACACCGTAAACGACAAGGTCGCCGTCAGCGTCCCGCTCGGTCTTCGAGATAGGGAAGCTGAAGGACAGCGCCTCAACGTCTGTAGACGAAGGCTCAGTTAGAGTGGTGGCCACATAGCTCCTAGCTGAGGTGAATCAGAGCGCGAGGCATCTGATATCGACCATTGTAGTACGTCAAGTTGCAATACGCAACTCAAGCTATTAGTAGTCTTGAGCGCTTTCATTCGCGGGTTCGACCAAAGGCTCGCCAGGCACGACAAACACCCTGGCCACCCAGCCCTCATTCGAGGTGGCAAACACAATGCCCGCTTCGGTAAACACGGTATTCTGCTTGGCCTTGACCGTAAGGCCCTGAGCTTCCAGGACATTGAGTCCTTCAGCGATTTGGCTCAGGGCCTTCGACAGAACGTCGATGTTGGGGGTCTGCATTACCCCGCCGAGTGGATCAGGCCGGAAGGCGTCTGACCAGTCATCTTGGAGTAACGAACCTGGCAGAACGTCTGGGCGTTCTCCAACCCGAGAGTCTGAGTCGCCAGCGTGACACAGCGGGAGATGTCACCTGTGGTGCCCCACTTGATCTGGCTGGCTCCCGCGCCCGTCTCGAAGAACTCGATCAGGGTCGGATCGACCATCGCGCCCTCTTCGGTCTGAACCGCCGCAGGATCAGTCGCTGGCTGTAGAGGGGCCGTCGGAGACGCTAGCGGAACACCAGGACCAGAGCCGTCGGCCAGACCGCCACGAGCCCCACCACCGAAGTCGCCAGGCCCCTTGATCGCAGGCTTGATCTCCTTCTCGGTGAACTCACGAGCATCCACCAGACCCTTGACAGCAGGCGAAGTCTCCTGAGAGCTGTGTGTCTGCTCCCAGCGGTCGTCGCCCTCGGTCACGAACCCGATGTAGGTCACGAACGGAACCTCAGCCTTGAGGCTGGCCAGGTAGCGGTGGTGGCCGTCAACGATCTTGATCCGAGAGTCGCCCTCGGTCTGACGCACACTCACACCAGGCTTGAGGCGCTTGCCCTTCTTCAGGAGCTTGACGAACTTCGCCACCTTCTCAGGTTCGTGGCTCGCCGCCCACCCATCGATGTCGTCCGTGTCCACGCGCTCCAGCGGAACCTCTATCGGTCCGATCCATGTGGCGTCGCGCATCCACTTGATGGCCTTCGGCGGGAACTTGTCAAGCATCATGTTGTAGACATGCTCAGCAGCTACCGGGTTCGGGTCATCGAGGTCAGTCGCGCCCTTGGGCTGGAACTGCATGTCGTTCACATCGTGCGGCTTCTTCTCGTAGCCACCGTGAACGCCCTGTGACGTGCCTGGCTCCCAGTCTCCCAGAAGGTCACGCCAGAATACCTGGCCAGCGGAGTCGACTACTCGCTGCTGGCGGACCATCTCGACCGCCTGGTCAACGTCAGCGCCCTTGGCCATGAACTCGTTCACACGGGCCAGCACGTCAGCAGACAGGTGGCGGGGCTCCCACTCGGAAACCTTGCGCCCCTTCTTGACGTGGCGGGCCATCGACTCCAGCTCGCTCAGAATAGCACGAGTCTTGCTGGCGAAGATACGACTGATGTCGGTCTCGTCAACGTCCTCGGGCTGAATCAGCTGAGCCGGGCGCTTACCCTGGCCAGCCGCCTGAGCATTGGCCAGGTCTGCGACCCGCTGACGGACATCATCCGGAGCCATCCGCAGGTGATTCTCCTCGTCCAGCGGCTTGAACGAGGTGTCCTTCGGCTTGGCCTCTTCGAACTCCAG